TACACCTCGTAGGGTACATACTCCAGAGATGGTTAAAGAATTGAAGATACTTATCAATGAAGTATTAGATGAGAGAGAACATAAGAAGAGATTACAAGGTGCTTATGATGATGTTCATCCTTTACCACCTTCATACTTTGATACTGAACACTTTAAGCATCTTATTGATGAACCTGAACCACCTTATGAGGATTGGAGTCAATGATTAGAAAATGGATCAAAGGCATTGTATTAGAAGCAATGAGGGAGTGGGTTAAAGAAACTGAATATTTAACTCAACCTACCGATCCAGAAGGTAGGTATTATTGTAGTAAATCAGACTGTGAAGGAGTTAGGTTTAGTGAGCAAGACACATAATTATAAGAATCCATCCAAGAAACAGGATCTTGGACACGTAGAGGCACAAGTCACTGAGGGTAAGAAGTATTACAATGAGCAAGGGTGGGAGCTTTCCCCACCCATTTCTGATAGGGAATGTATCTATCGGTGCTTAGAAAATTGTGAGATGCTTGCAGGACTTGATAAGAAACAAGTTCAAAGATTGATGAAGGATTTTGAGACTATGAAGACAGAATTCGTAAGAAATGAAGAATATCCAGTGTTGTAACACTAAATACAACGAGTTGTAAAAATTAACATGGCGACAGTAACTCTTAAGACACCAGAAGGTGAAACAAATACCTTTGAGTGTGATGAAGAAACTAGTATCTTGGATGCATTAGAAGAAGCAGGATTAGAGCATAACTATTCATGTCGTGCTGGATCCTGCTCTTCTTGTTGTATGAAGATTATTGAAGGAACAGTAGATCAAGAAGATCAGTTTTTCTTGGATGATGATCAGATGGAAGAAGGGTTTGTCCTAACATGTGTTGCCAAACCAACATCAGATGTGGTATTATTAACTGAACAGGAGGATAACCTCTAACACAAAGCATCAATTACATAATGGATTATAAAACTTCAGGAGTTGATATAGAAGCAGGTAATGCTTTTGTTGAACAACTAAAAAAACAAGCACCTACCATTGGTGGTTTTGGTGGTATGTTTAAGGTTCCTTCAGGATATGAGGAACCTATTTTAGTATCTGGCACTGATGGTGTAGGAACTAAAATTAATATATGTAGAGTTGCTAATGACTATACAACTATAGGCCAAGACCTTGTTGCTATGTGTGTTAATGATATAATCACTTGTGGTGCTAAACCATTATACTTCTTAGATTATGTTTCTACTCAGAAGATAGATGATAATGTTGCTGATATTATGGTTGGTATTCTTAAGGGATGTGAACTAGCAGGTGTAGAACTTATAGGTGGAGAAACAGCAGAGCATTTCAGACAGAGAGAATATGATCTTGCTGGTTTTTGTACAGGTATTGTAGAGAAATCTGAATTAATAGATGGCAAATTGATTCGTGAAAGTGATGTAATTATTGGTATAGAAAGTAGTGGCCTTCATAGTAACGGTTATACATTAATTAATGATATGTTATGGAGACATAAGATTTCTTATAAAAAAGGTTATGAGGAATCTTGGGGTGATCAAGTTAGGGATCCAAGTCCTACTCCAGAATTACTTACACCCACAACAATCTATGCTCCTGTAGTTGCAAGTTTAGTAAAAGATTTTCCTATTGTAGGAATGGCACATATCACTGGTGGTGGTATTGAAGGAAATATTTCAAGGTGTATTCCAGATGGATGTGAAGCAAGAATAGACTATAATTCATGGAAGATGCCAGAAGTGTTTAGTAAGATTATGCTTGCTGGTGAGATTCCAGAAGAGGAAATGAAGAAAGTATTTAATCTTGGTATTGGGTATTGTTTGGTAGTTCCATATAATGTAGCAACTGATGTCGAATTAAGGATACAAGGTCATGGGTTGCAGTCTTGGGTTATTGGTGATATAATACATAAAGGAAAATAACGATTATGAGTGTTCAACTTGCACTGTTAAAATCTGGTGAAGAGGTAATTGCTGACATTAAAGAGTTTCGTAACTCTGAAGATGAATTAGTATCATACCTTTTCAAAGATCCATTCACTATAAAAATAAAAAAATCTCAACTTCTTGTAGAAGAGGAATCTACTCCTAAGCATGAAGTTTTATATTATAAGTGGATGTCATTATCTAAGGATAGTGATATTATTGTAAATAAGGATTGGGTAGTTTGTATTACTGATCCACTAGATAGCATTACCAAATCTTATACGGAGAGAATGAATGGAAGACGAATTGATGATTCAGACGGATCTGCCAGCAGATCAGGAAGTGATGGAACCCCAGATGGAGGAAGCGGAACCTCTTCCGATACAAGTTCTGTACTTAACGAATAACTTGATTCTGGTATCACAGATTGATGAGGTTCTGGCAGACATAGGACAACCAGATTGTAAGTTAATTAATCCATGTGTTGTTCATGGTGGTACTGATAAAGAGTATATACTTACTAAATGGATGTCTGATCTAACTCCAAACACAGAGATGTTTATGAGTTCAGATAAAATTTTGACTTTGGTTGATCCCAACCTAAAATTGGTTAATTCTTATTATGAGACTATTCGATGAGGTTTTACACTAATGTTCACCAACGCTTTAATGAAATTCTTGTTCGTGGATATGAAAATGGCCGCCATTTTACTGCGAAGGAAACATTTTATCCCACTCTTTATGTTCCTTCTAAGAAAGAATCGAAGTATAAAACTTTAGATGGTCAAAGTGTAGAACCAATTAAACCAGGTAAAATATCTGATTGTAAGGAATTCAATGAGAAGTATTCTGGTGTAGAAGGATTTAATGTATATGGAAATGATCGATATATTTGTCAATATATCTCCGAGAGATATCCAGAGGATGAGATTAAGTTTGATATAAGTAAAATTAAATTAGTCACAATTGATATTGAGGTTGCTGCAGAGAGTGGTTTCCCTGATGTCTTTAATTGTGCAGAGGAATTACTTGCAATCACATTGCAGGATTATACAACAAAAGAAATTATATGTTTTGCATCACGACCATTTAATAATACTCGTAAGGATGTAAAGTATATTCAATGTCATGATGAGTATAATTTGATTGATAGATTCCTAGAATATTGGGGTAATAATCCACCAGAAGTTGTGACTGGATGGAACTGTGAGTTGTATGACATACCTTATATTGTTGGTAGAATAGAAAGATTGATGGGTGAGAAGGTTGTTCGTAAACTTTCTCCTTGGGGTTATGTCCGTAAGAGGGATCTCGTATTACATGGTCGTAAACAGATTGCCTGTGAGATGGCAGGTATATCTGTGATTGATTATCTTGATTTGTATAAGAAGTTTACTTATAGTAATCAGGAATCTTATAGGTTGGATCATATTGCCTTTGTTGAACTTGGTCAAAAGAAATTAGATCACTCTGAGTTTGATACCTTTAGAGATTTCTATACAGGAAATTGGCAGAAGTTTATTGAATATAATATAAAAGACGTTGAGTTAGTAGATCAACTTGAGGATAAGATGAAGTTGATTGAACTTTGTCTTACTATGGCATATGATGCTAAAATAAATTATAATGATGTATTCTTCCAAGTTCGTACTTGGGATGCTATAATATACAATTACTTGAAGAGGAAGAACATTGTCATTCCACCAAAGGTACGAACAGACAAAAACACACAGTACGCAGGAGCTTATGTCAAGGAACCGAAACCAGGACGCTATGATTGGGTTGTTAATTTTGACCTCAATAGCCTCTATCCTCATCTTATTATGCAATACAATATCTCACCAGAGACCCTCAGGGAGACTAGATGTCCCAGTGCGAGCGTTGAGAGGATCCTGAATCAGGAGACTCAGGTAGATAGTAAGTATGCAACTTGTGCTAATGGAGCACAGTACCGTAAAGATGTTCGTGGGTTCTTACCAGAACTTATGGAGAAGATGTATAACGAGCGTGTCATCTTTAAGAAGAAGATGATACAAGCAAAGAAAGATTATGAAAAGAAACCATCAGAGGCACTCACAAAAGAAATCGCAAGATGTAATAACATCCAGATGGCGAAGAAGATATCTCTTAACAGTGCTTATGGTGCTATTGGCAATCAGTATTTTCGATATTACAAATTGGCTAACGCTGAAGCCATTACCTTAAGTGGTCAAGTTTCTATCCGTTGGATAGAAAATAAAATGAACCAGAAGATGAACAAAGTTTTGAAAACAGAGGAGGTTGATTATGTTATTGCTTCAGATACTGATTCCATCTATCTTAATTTGGGTCCTTTGGTTGAGGCTGTATACAAGGGGCGAGAGAAAACTAATGAAAGCGTTGTCACGTTCCTTAATAAGATCTGTGAGATGGAACTTGAGAAGTATATTACGAGTTCTTATGAAGAATTGGCCGAGTACGTAGGTGCTTACGACCAGAAGATGTTTATGAAGAGGGAGAACATTGCCAACAAAGGTATATGGACTGCCAAGAAGAGATACATCCTTAACGTATGGGACAGTGAGGGTGTTAGATATGAGAAACCTAAACTAAAGATCATGGGTCTGGAAGCAGTTAAGTCTTCCACACCAGGTGCATGTAGAGATAAGATTCGTGAGTGTCTTACTGTCATTATGAATAAGAATGAAGATGAGGCACAAGAGTTTATTGCAAATTTCCGTAGTGAATTTTGTAAGTTACCTGTT